GTCCAAAAGATTTTTGTTTTTTACTATATCAATCGGAATGAAAACAAAACATCCACCAGTCTCATTTTTCCAAATAGCAATACGAGATTTTGGAATCCATTGTGGTTTTTTAAATTTCAATAATACTGAAATAGAAGTTTCTTTTAAAATAAAGGAGCTAAATTTTTTATAGTGTATAGAATCTGAATAGTTTCCTTGTACAAATTCTCCAACCATTCTCATATTTAGCTCCTTTTATTTTGCTAATCGATAGACGATTTAAGCTCTTTTATCTTATCTGTAGCAATCTTTCTTGCCTCTCCAGCAGCCATACGAACTTCCTGAAGATTTTTTCGAATGCTAATACCTGCTTTGACATTTTCATTTTCAAATCTTCCAATGTCACTTTTAATAACTCCTACTAGTGCCTCCAATTTTACTACCAGCTCTTTCAATTCTTCCATAAGAATCTCCTTTCGTTTTTAGTATTATTGTTAAAAATCCATTCTTTGTCCACAAAATTTACAAAATCTATCATTTCTATTCACAAGCGTTTCACATTTAGCACATCTAAAAATAGTTTCTTTTTCTACTGGAGAGATGATTTCATTTCTCATTATAAGAACTATTATATCTTTTTCTTCTAAATTTTTCTGTATGCCTGATGTTGGAATAAATTTTGTTCCTCCAATATAACCCCAGTTTAATTCTAATCCACAACTTCCGCAAAATCTATTGTTTATTTCAGTGACAGAACCAAAACATTTTGGACAGAATCCTTTGTGGACATTTGCGAAATTAAATTTAGTAATCATAAGAGGCTTATTTTCCAAGGACATAGTCTGGTCTCCTTCCATCTGGTTGAACAGATACAGCAATAATTCTCCAACCCTCATCTAATTGAGATTGTAAATAATCTGTGCAACAATTCACTTCAACTTTTACTTTTGTAATTTCCATAAGTTTATTTCCCCCAATGTGCACTTTACATTTTTCGTTTGCTAGTCTTCTTGCTTCGTTTGTAGCATCTAATCTTATTAAGTCTTGAATTGCACCATACAAATCTCCATTATCATATTCTTTAGTATTTGTATGTTGAACTTCTAAAATTTTAAATTCTAATTCCTTAACGACATCTAAGAAATCATCATTTACTAAACACTCATTAGAACCATAGCAATAGTCAATCATAATGTCAGTATCTATAGATTTATTTTGCTTTTTAAAAGCTGCATTGTATTCTTCTACTTTCAGTTCTTCTACAGTTTTTCCTACTTTTTCTGCGTCTTCTTTACTGACCCAAAAATCATTAGCTGTTCTTTCTTTAAAATACTTTTTTCCAATTACAAAACAGGATTTTAAGTTTTCAAACTCTTCTTTAGAAATAATTTGATTTGACCACTCGATTTTAAAAAGCCTCATATTTTTTCTCCTTTCAATTAATAATACTTATACAACAAAAATTAGCAAAGTAAAAGCAATCTTTAAAATCTTCACGTTCTATCGTAACTGCTACATGGTCTACTCGTGTAACTACACCTACTACTATTTCACCGCTTAATTTTATTGCAGAAATATTTTTTCCTAGTATACTTTCATAATATTCTTTTATGTATCTATTTAAAGTATTCATTCTTTATTTCCTTTCTTATTTTACAGACTTGACAATATAATTTTCAACAACTACTGTGGCATACCAAGAGTGCGGAGCAGGGTACCAAGGACCTTCTACGCATTCAGTTCCATTTTCTTTTGGTATTCCTATACCAGGAGAATATAGAGTAATTTGTTCACCATTAGCAACAGCTTCTTTAAATGCTTTTTTAGTTTTGAAATTTTTTGATGAGTACATATTTTCCGCCTTTCTTTATTTTATTATTGCTACTAAGTTCATCACTTGTCTAGAAAATAGGAAGCCGAAGCTTCCTTATTTATGACATTCTTTCAATTGTGTTTGTGTTAGCGTGGTATATTATTCTTGCCGTGTAACTATTTTTTCCTGAATTAGCATGAATGTATTTGAATTCTTCTTCAAACAGAACATCTTTTGTTATATAATCAAAAGTTATTGTTATTGATGAAGCCATGCTTTTTACAAAGAACATAACATCCACGTTATTTTTTAAATCTACTTCTCTTGTACCAAAGTAAGAAATATACTCTGATTGAGTTCCATAAATTTCTTTTCCCACTACACAGTCATCGTCTTCAAAGAATCGGTAAAAAGAATTGTTTCCAAATTCTTCTACCAATTTTCTCATAGCTTTTTTGATGAACTCGTTTTGTCTGATTTCTTTTCTCAAGTTTTTCATTTGGTTTCCGCCTTTCGTTTTTTAGGAGAGGAACCATTCCTTCCTTTATGAATTGATTATACCATATGCACAAGAAATGTACAGGAAAAAATGCATTTTTATGAAAAAAAAACTTGACAAAAATTAAAGTTTGAAACAATAATAATATAAAATATAGAAAGGAGAACAATATGTTTGGATTGGTATCTAAAAAGGAGTATGAAAAACTGCTAAATGAGAATCGAGAGTTAAGAGGTGAACTTGCAGAAATTAAATTAGCTGCAAAACGAGGTGTAGCAGGTCTTAAAGAGTTAGCAAAGTCTAAAAATTGTTTTAGTTGGTTAGATTATAAGCCTACTAAAGCTGAGGTTACTGCTTTCAAGAAAGAAATTGCAGAAGCTAAGAAAAAAGCTATGGCTGAGAAAAAAGCAGAGATAGCAAAAAAGAAATCTGAAGCTAAGGCTGCTGCTAATGCAAAAAAAGCTGAAAAGAAAGCAATTGCTTTAGCAAAGAAAAAAGAAAGAGCTGAAAAGCTTAAGACACGAGAAAAGAAATTGCCCAGAGTGAAAAAAGAAAAAGTTGTTACTGCTCAGGTCAAAGAAAAACCTGTAAAAGAAAAAAGAGTTAGAGTAAAAAAAGAAAAATTACAAAAAGTTGAGACAGTAGAGCTAAAAACAGAAGTTCCAGAAGTCGAAATTCCAGAATCTTTGACAATTTTGGATTAAGAAACTGTTCTTATTATTTTTTAGAGAAGAAGAAATTCTTCTCTTTTTTACTTTATAGAAAGGTGGTTATTTATGAAAATAGTAGAACAAAAATGCGAATTAATTACTAAAATAAAAGAAGAAGATATTTGTAAAATGATAGAGTATTGTGGTAGAGTTGCGTATTTAAGTTTTGGTAGAATTTCAAAAGAATCTTACAAAGATTTTATAAATATGCTTTTACAAAAACAGCATCTTTCTGTGTTTGAGCATATTTCTTTTACTTTTAAAATTACGACAGATAGAGGAATTTCTCACGAATTAGTTAGACATAGAATAGCAAGTTTTACTCAAGAATCTACTAGGTTTTGCAATTATAACAATAAAGATATAGAATTCATATCTCCATTTACTTTTACTGAAGGGAAAGAAGAACAAGTAGAGTTATTTTTTCAAATGATAAAACAAAGTGAATTTGTTTACAAAGAACTTATAAACTCTGGAATGTCTCCGCAATGGTCAAGAAGTGTTTTACCAAATTCATTAAAGACAGAACTTTTTATGACAGCTAATTTGCGCCAAATTTTTCATATAGTAAAATTACGCGTTTCAAAACAAGCTCACCCACAAATGCAGCATTTAATTCGTGAAATGGTTTCTCAATTAAAAGCATATTACCCAATAATTTTTAACTCAGAATACTTTAATAACGAAATACTTTGTGGGAGGGAACAAAATGAATTTTTATCTTAACTTTAGTAACTCTATTAGACGATTAGAAAATACTAACTTAAAATTTTATCAAAAAGAACTATTCTTGGTTCCCACTATTTCAATTGGATGGTTTGATAAAGAAGATAGAAAAAAAGTAGGGATTATTTTTTACATTACTTTTTCTTTTTTATTTTTTCAATTGAATATAATATCATCATCAACTAAATAAATTTAATAGTTTTTAAATTTTATCAGCGTAGTTATAAAAACTACGCGTTTTTATGCTTATTTTTATAGTTATACAAAAGTATCATAAATTACATTTTTTTATAACTTTTTTAGACATTTTATATAAATAGTTGCAATAATAATTATATGGAAAGAGATGATATATATGGAATTGAATGATGCAAAAGTAATAAAGGGAGGAATAGCTTATTCTACTATCTATGACTTTTATAAAGCTTTTGCGCAATCTTATGTTATTGATTACAATGAAGAAGAAGCTCTTAGAAGACTTAGTTTTACCGAACATTTTGAAGAAGGACAAGAATTATTACAAAATCAAATTGTTAAAACTTTCATCGCAAAAGTTGCTGCTTCGAGTGTTGGAGATTACGAATCTCAGAGAAATAAACTTTTCAAAGAACTTTATTCAATTGCTACTGGTTCTTCTATGCCAAAAGAGAAGCTTAAAGCTATTGAAATATTATTACGTTATTTACCAACTGGAAAACAACAACCTTTACAAAATCCAGAGAACCCAGAAAAATCTGGTGACTTATTAAAAGATGAAAAAATCAAAAATGAACTCCTTAGAAACCCTAAGTTCAGAGAACTTGTTGAATCATATCAAGAATGCCTCGAAGCTAATTGATTCAGTAAGTTCTCTTGGCTGGGCTTTTAAAAATAGAATAATAGAAGGTAAGCCTTATACATTAAAAGGTAGAGAGTTTCTTCGTGAAATCTATTCTCATTTTATAAATGAAAAAGTTAAAAAAGAAGTTGTAATAATGAAAGGTGCGCAGCTTGGAGTTTCTGAGCTTGCTGTGAATCTTGGTTTGTATGTAGTAGACAACATAGGTGACGTTATGTATCTTCTTCCAGGGGGTGGAGATGCTAGTAATTTTTCATCTGGGAGATTCAACCCAGCTATAGAAAATTCTGAAAGACTTTCTAATTTGTTCAATGATGTTTCAAATATAGGGCACAAAAGAACGGGTGAAAGAAATTTATTTGTTCGTGGAGCAAATTCTGAATCTGGACTTCGCTCAACTCCAGTAGATTTTCTTGTCATAGATGAATATTCTTTAATGCCAGAACGTTCAGTAGAACTTGCATTAGATAGATTAGATGCAAGTGAGTATAAGTGGATTTTGAAATTATCTACACCTTTGCTTCCTGAAATGAACATACACTCAGCATTTTTACAATCAGACCAAAGAGAATTTTTTGTAAAATGCTCAAAATGCGGTTTAGAGCAACCAGTAGATTTTTTTGAAAATATATTTTTAAACCATGAAAAAGAATCTTATTTTTATGGTTGCAAAAAATGTAAAACAGAGCTTAATAGAAATTTTGGACAGTGGAAAGCTTTAGCTAAGTCTAAAGTTCCGGGTTATCATATTTCTCAAACGTTAAGTCCTACTGTTTCTGCAGACGATTTAATGGATAAATTTGAAAAAACAAAATTTTCAGCGACAGTAAAAGAAAATTTTTACAATAGCAAGTTAGGATTGCCTTATGTTTGTGAGGGTGACAAACTTTTACATGAAGACTTAGAAGCTGCTAAATTTGAAGAAGTTAAATTACCTCAAGTTTGTGGTATTGACGTTGGAAGTTATTTACACGTTATTTTTTACGATTCTTTTGGAAATATTTGCAAAGTTCAAAAGTATAGAGACTTTGCTGAAGTAGAAAGAATAATTTTACAGTCTGGAATTACTGTTGCTGTTATTGATGCGATGCCAGAAACTAGAAAAGCTAGAGAATTGCAAGAGTCTTTAAAAAAGAATTGTAAAGTTTTTCTATGTCGCTATGTAGATAATTCAAAAGCAGAACTTAACTTTACAGAAAATGAAGACTCTCAATTTGTTACTGCAGATAGAACTTCTATTTGCGATGCTATTGTTGGAAGATATAAGACAAAGACTATTAAAATTCCTGGTACTGTAGATGAAGAATTTTGTAATCAATTAAAAGCACCAATGAGAACAATTGTTGATGGTGTTCCTAGATATGTTGAAGTTGGTGCTGACCATTATTTCCATGCTAACGTATATGCAGAAATTGCTTATTCTTATTACAAAGACAAATTAAGAACACCAAGTTTGAGGAGATTATGAGAATAAAAAATGCTCATATTAAAAAAGAACAAGTAAGTAATGTAGAAGAGCTATTTAATTCTTCTAAAAATATGCTTGGCATTATGAGAGCATTGCCTATCTTAGAAGAAAACAAAGATACACACTTTAAATTGTATATAGATGTCTTAGCAAATTATCTTCAATTCTCTGTACTTCGCGGATTGAAACAATATTACAAAGACAAAAATAATTATGAAGCTATTAAATTAATTAATCAAAAACTTAAGTACTCTGATTTACTTAGAGAAAAAGACATAAAAATCTCAGCATGTATAATTGCAAAAAATGAAGAAGACTATATTGAAGAATGCTTAAATTCAATAAAAAATCAAGTAGACGAAATTATAGTTGTAGATACTGGCTCTTCTGATTCTACAAAAGAAATAGCGTTTAAGTATACGGAAAAAGTTTATTCTTTTATAGAAGAACCATTTAATTTCTCAAATGCAAGAAGAGAATCTGTGAAGTATGCTTCTAATGAGTGGATTTTTATAATAGATGCAGATGAAGTTTTAGTAGAGAATTATGTAAATGCTTCTTTAAGAAAAAGTATTTACAATGCTGTAAATAAAAGTTTTGACTCATTATGTTTTAAAATGATGCACTTACCTGATAATAAGCTTGGTAATTTTTCTAATACAAGAATAATAAGAAAAGACTATATTTTATTTGAGCTACCAGTTCACAACCAAATTTTTGGACATTTAATTTCTGTGGGAGATTCAAATTTTTATTTAAAACATTATGGTTATACTGAAAAAAGAAGAAAAAAAAGTGGTCGTCATATTCAAACAATGAATTCTCTTATCGATGTAATAAAAGAAAAAGAATCTAAAAATGAAGTAAGTGACTATTCGTATTTCTACTCTCTATATCAACTTGGAGTATCTAATTTAGAAAAAATAAAATTAAGTGGTGTTTTAAATTATACAGAAGAACAATGTTTTGAAAATTTAAACATTTTTGCAAAAGCATACAATGGAAAAAGTTTATTTCCTGAACATATTAGTTTACAAATTTTAGATTATAGTTTAAGATTGTTGACAGCTCTAGGAGATAATGAATCTATCTTAAAATTAAAAGAAGAAATAGAAAGTTACTCTCTTTACAGTCTTGACTGTGATTTTTTCTTATTTTTTGCTTTTATAGAATTAAATAAAATTGAAGAAGCAAAAATAATTGGAGAAAGATTTCTTAGTAAAATTGATAATTTAGAGCAATCAGAACTTATTCACTATCATATAGATAAAAAAGAAGTAATTCAAAAAATATTAAAAGAGGTAGTATATGCTTAGACTAAAAAATACAGATTTGAAAATGACAAAAATTGAAAGAAAATCTCAAGATACTTGGGATGTTTCTTATAGTCTAACTGGGGAAACTACAATCTATAAAAATAATTCTTACGTATGTAATGTAAAGACTAAATTCGAAAAAGCGATATATGTATATCTTTGCTCAAGTTTAAGAGCATTAAATTTTGCTAGTGTTCCTCTAAAAGTGGGTTACTATAAAAATTCAGATGAATTTGTTCATGAAAAAAATCATCCTATTCAAAAGTTATTAAATAAACCAAATTCATATTATTCAAAACACAACTTCATGCAATTTTTGATGTTATCTAAAATTTTAGCTGGAAAGGGAATTGCGGTAATATTGACTGGAAAAATAGATAAAGAACCTGTCGGGATATTTTATTTAAGACCTGATAGATGCCAATTTAATATTGAAGATTCTAAAATAGTTTCTGTGGAATATGAAGAAGCACCTGGAAAGAAAATATTGTACCATTATGAACAATTGCTCATTACTAAATACATTGACCTATTGAATTTAAATGATGGAAAATCACCATTACTATCTGGAGAAGCTACTATAGAAATTTCTAACGAAATAGATACTTGGAATAGAATATTCTTTAAAAATGCTGCAAGACCAGACGGAGCATTTAAAACAAGTGCAACGCTAAGTGACCCACAATATGAGAGATTAAAAAATCAAATAGATAATGATTACATAGGAGTAAATAATGCACATAAGCCACTTCTTTTAGAAGAAGGATTAGAATGGCAAGAAATTGGAAAAACACATAAAGATTTAGATTTTCAATATTTACAAGGAAAGATAAGAGAAGATATTTGTGCATTACTTCAAGTTCCTACAGAGTTGATAATTCCTACAGCAGCTACATATAATAATATTTCAACAGCAAGAAAAATTTTGTGGGAAAATACAATAATTCCTGACATATTAGATTATGTAGATGAGCTAAATAATAAATTAGTTCCGATGTTTAAAAATTCTAAAAACTTAGTTATCATTCCTGATTTTTCTAAGATTTCAGCACTAAAAGAAGACGAGACTCCGATTATTGATAACTTAGTAAAACTAGTTAACGCAGATGTAATTACTTTAAATACTGCAGCTACTAAACTTGGCTATCCACAAGTTACTACAGAACAGCTAACTCGCTCGGAATTTTTAAAAGCTTTGAATCAAAAATATCCTTCTTTTTCTATGGGAACTTTTTCTGCTTTAGAAAATGAAGAA